TGCAGTGCGACTTGCCATGTCACTGCCATCGTCACCTGAGAACTGTATCAGTCCAGTAGTATCGCCAGACTGAACTACTGTGCCTCCAGCCGTTGTAATTGAACCGTTTCGGCTTTTGCTTAGTACGAAACGAGGGCCACTTACATCAGCAGAGTATCGAGCTATACCGATGGCAGTGCTTCCATTGTCGGTTCCGACAACGCTCAAGTGAGGGTTGATATTAGCTACCGCTACATTAGCGTTGAAGCCAAGCATCACTCGATTAGTGCTTCCTTGCACAAACAAAGCATTAGCATCGGTGTCTGTTTCGACTCGGAAGTCTAAATCTTGGCTTGCTTGATTAAAAACTGTTTCAGTAGCGTTGGATAAGAATCTTGACCTTTGGGTTCCATTCAAGCGTGCTGAGATATCTATCAAACCGTCCTCTGTACCATCACTAGCATCGAGGATTGTAGTAGCTATTCGGGCAAACTGGATGGATTCAGCAGCGTCATTCCTACCACTAAATTCTATTTCACCTATATCATCATCATCAGCAGGGCCAGCGGAATTTCTATCTAGCTTTAGCGATGGGCCAGCAGAAGCACCGCCGTTGGTGCATTCTACGGTGATCCCTGTATCTTGACTTGAAGTTGTAACAAAAAACGATCCGTCAACATGCAGATCAGTAAACGCATCGACCATTTTGCCGCCAGACCCAGCGCCGTCAGAATAGATAGCTTTGACGTTACCATTGGGAACAGTGACCGTAGCGCCAGAGCCTTGCTTAATGATGATGTCCTGCGATCCGCTAGTTGCGTTCTCAATGAACCACAGTTTGCTGACCGTGTTTGGGCCTATGGTTATGGTGCAAGTGCTATCGAGGGTGCCGGTGTATTGGAGGTAAATAGATCGGCCGGGGTCGGTCGATCCGTCCGCCAGTGTCGTTGTGTGCGTATCGGCGTTCGTAGTGATGGCCTCCGTTCCAAACGAAAAGGCTTCACCTATCAGCTCCAAATTTGTATTTGTTGTCGTGCCCCAAGTCCCAGAGCCTTCTCCCGTCGCGAGTTCGGCCAAGCGCAGATCGTTTACATACGTTACCATTTCATTGCCCCCTACGCGGCGTTTTGACCAGAGTCTATCTCCTCAAAATTAGGCGTTTGCGTCGTGCTAATCTCGGCGTAGCTCGGACTCTGGCTATCGTTAATTTCTGCGAAGCTAGGCGATTGACTCGTACTGATCGCGCTGAAGCTAGGCGTTTGACTATCATCGATCGTAGCATAATTGGGGCTCTGGTCAGTGTCTATCTCACCCCAGACCACCGGAACTCCTGTCTCAGCAGTGGCGCTGACGCCGACAAGTGATACTCCAGCCTTGGCTATGACGCTAACCGACCCGACACTAGCGGTCGCTTGCACGCCCGTGGGCGTAAACTTGTTTACATTGATGGTGGTAAGGGCGCCGACTCCAGAGGTAGCACCTACGCCCGTGACACTGACGTTCGCCTCTGCATCAGTAGATGCCGAGCCCACACCCGCGGTGGCAGAAACCCCGCTTACTTCTATGTTGGCTTTCGCGATGATCGTGACAGAACCCACGGCCGCGGTCGCTGAGACCCCCGTGGGTGTGACATTATTGACGCCTATGGTCGTGACTGATCCGACGCCTGCAGTCGCTGCAACGCCTGTCGGCTCCACTGGCAAAGACGTTCCCCAAGCGCCTTCGCCCCAAGTCCCTCGGCCCCAACCAGTTAGGGTTTCGTCAGACATGCTCTTGTTTTCTCGTGACCGCTTCTACGCGCTCATGATGACAGCTACGCCGCGCTCGGCAAACCCTGAAACTTGCGGCTTAGGATTTTGCGCACCTTTGAATATTTGATATTCACTCCGTGGTGCAAGCTGTTGACCTGATCTGCAATTCGCTTGGCGCCATAGCCTCGCTTATCTAGAGCATAGATAGTCTTCAGCACCGCCTGCTCCTCGGGAACCTCGACCAGCTTGCCGCGAGTTTTGTTGCCAATCTTTTCGGGCTCGACGCGATAGCCGTATGGCACTTTGCCACCGATGAAGTAACCTCGGGACGCCCAGTCAACCTTACCCTCGCCAAAACGATCTTTGATGGTCGCGTGCTCGATCTCACTCACGGCCGATAGAACCATCAGCATTATCTTGTTTGCCATCTCATTCATGTCAAAGCGTGAGCCCAGACCCTTTGCATCAACCGCCTTTGGATAACAGATCGGCACGTCGCCAAACTGTTCACAGAAAAATAGGGTCACACCGATCTCTTCGAGCGTCGGGATCATGCTCAGCAAGTCACCAGCGTTTCGAGACAGTCGGTCGAGGCGAGTGCAGACAACCACGTCATGCTGATCAATTGTGTCAGTAAGAGCCCGAGAGCCGTCGCGCTCCAGAATCGGTCGAGTGCCGGAGACCCCGTCATCGATGAAGAACTCATCGACCTCGCGGTTGTACTTGTCACGAACAAATTCCGTTATAGCCTGCTGTTGTGTCTCGAGCGAGATGCCAGATCGAACCTGCTCTTTTGTAGACACGCGAACGTAACCGAACACTCGGTTGATCTGTTTGATTGCGCGAACGCTCATTGCACGCCTCCTTGCAGCCACTTAAGCATTTCGTTGTATAGCCTTTCCCAATCGATGTTCAACGGACGACCGTCATTCGATCTGTCCGCGAACATAACGGATCCGTCTTTGACCAACTCGACAGACGAGTAGGTCTTAGGCGGCACGCCTTGGTACTCGATCTCGAAACCGTGCTTAATACAAGCTCGTCGCACGCGATTGTAAAAAACTTTCTTCCTAGCTGCGCTCATGGCTTCACCTCTGCATCGACATCAAAGCCTTCATCACCGCCCCATTTGATAGCCAAGCTATTATAAATTTTCCGGTAGTGCTTGATGACCTTTTTTGCTTCCCCATCGGTCATAATTACGCCACGCTCAAATGGCGTCACCCAGCCTTGCTTCGCATCGTCTATCGACTGCTCTGCCAGCGCGTAAATCTGATTGAGGACTTGGCCCTTTGCGTGTTCAAGTGGTGTCACGCCCTCTGACTTGATTGATCTAGTTTTCATCACATTTCTCCTGTAAGTGAAATTGCACTCTAAAGGTATGCGTGTCGATATGCAACTGTTTTTTCGTTTTTATACAGTGTTGCAAACAAACACGCATAGTGTTAAGATGTTCCTTACATCAACAAAGTGGAGGTGCAAATGAAGCACTCAATCAAAAACCCAACGATTCGCAAAGTTCGCAACCGAGGCTTTACGCCTGTGCGCTATCACCATGAGTCTGGCTTTCACGATGGCTGGATCTACAAAGTCGGCACCAAGTGGACTTACGCTCGGTTCCCGAGTCTTGGAAACGTGCGTATCAGCAAAGCTGACATGCGTTATGTGAAGGAGCTGTAATGACTATACGTTCAAAGCGCGGTGACAACGTGACACCCGAAGAGCATAAGCTCGTCGTTAGATTTGCAAAGCAGTGCTTGCGAGAGATTTGCAAGAAACAATATGAAATTCAAATCGGAGTGACATATCGAATTCGACCTCTGACCTACGCTTATGCTCTGGATCGCATACAAGTCTCAACCAAGTATCGCAACCAACGCAGCTACGGTGGTGCCAAGGGCATCTCTATCGATGTGCGGCACTATCGAGAAAGCCTTACCTCTTTTCACGAATATGATTCGTTTGCGAATGATCCTGTGATTGGAAGCATCACTAACTGTGCAGACTCAGAGCTGTTGCTCAAGTGCTTGGTCGCGCATGAGGTAGCGCACCACATTCAGAAACGGTACGGCCCGTTCACTCGTTACCTCAAAAAGACCTATCGCAAGCCGCACGGCGATGCGTTCAAGACAATCTATCGCGAGCTACGTCGCACCTTAATCAATCCGTTTATCAAACCAGCGCAGGAGGTTGCGTAATGAGAAAGCTCTATCGCAGGTTCAAAAGCTGGCTTCGACTGAAGCGATGGGCCAAGAAAAACTCTTGGTTCAAAGAGCCGCAAACAGACCTCGAAAAAAGTATGTTCGCGTGTGCATTTTTTCTTCACGGCCAAGCTCTCAACGAAGGTTTGTCAACTGATTCCGACGAATACTTTGATTACATCGATGCTGGTATGCGCAAGAACTTCGCCTCTTATGATTGGGAGAAAGTTGATGACTAATCTAAAAACACAATACGTTCAGTTCACCAACGAAGAGATCGAGCTGCTAACCACTTTGATGCGTGGCAGCGCAGACGATCCGCGGGTGAACGGATTGATCGGCACCTGCTTCTGGTACAAGTGTTACGGCAAAGATGAAGAGGCTGAGCTGAAGGCGCGGTGGACTAGCATCGAGCAAAAGCTGGCTGGGTTTGGGGAGAAGGATGATGAGTGAAATGGATGTAGGCGAACTGCATGGAGCCATGATCTCTGCGCTCAAGAAGCCTGAAAAGCGGTTTTGGTTTTTCGAACAAATACCGCAGGACAATCAAACTCGTCTCCAAGAAGTGAGAGACTACAAAAAGATGTTGCAAAACGACTTGCAGATCACTCGTAAATTTCTTGTCGAGGACGGTGTTGTCGAAGAGGCTTTTTACTCTCCCGAGATTCAGAGGCTGATGTCAATTCGTCACCTCAAGGAGCCTTATGATGAGCTTGAACTGCCGCTGTTTTTGCAACTACAACGCGATGCTGTTGCAGCCGTGAAAAACTTTCGGCTGCCATTCAAGCGTTGTTGGCTCGAGTTCAGCTCTGACAAATACAATCAGCTCGTCTTTACTGACCCTTCGCTTGACAAAGTGTTAGCCGTTACCAATCCACAAAAGCACGTCAGCAGGAATGACGGTGACATACACCACTCGCTGAATGCTTGGCCCTTGAAGAACCCTGACAACCTCGAAGAAAATTGGCTGTTTGCGCCAAAGGTGATCGGTCAATACATACGGGATCTTGAGCAATGCCGAGCGAAAAGAATCCCGTTTGGCACCGGCTTCACCATTCAGACTTTCTCTGGCGGCATGGGCGATATGTCAGACGTTCCTCAAGACGCAGAGCTGCGCAATGAATTAGGTAATAAAATAATCCCAGTGCGCTCTGAAAAATGGTTTGGCATGACAGACGTGGAACAATTAAGGGAGAAAGGTTTGTGGCACGGCGATCCTGTATTCACTTGGGATCGCGACAAAAAGCACAGTAGGTCGGGTATGCATTTCGACGTCCCAGTGCCAGAAAAGTTCGCCAACAATCTACTGCCCGAGTATCAAGAGATCCTGAAAGGCGTGTCCTGCGATACGATGGATTGGTTTTATGGGAAGGCGCAAAACGACATTGAGGACGGCTGGTTTCTGGGAGAATGGTTCGCGCCTTTCGCTCAACGGCTAACCATGAAGATCATAGAGATCCTGAACTACCCGTTCATTGAGACGAAGCCTGCGAGCTTGAACCGAAACCAAGGCAGCAAAGGTAAGCGCCCGAACATCAAGCCGTTTGATTCATACTACCGCTGCAAGATTCTTCTGCCCAAGCCTGATGGTGTCGAGATCAAGCAGCCTCCCTGCCGCGAGGAACCCTACGGCAAACGACTGCATCAGGTGCGAGGCCACTGGCGTATCTATAAGGACGAGTTTGGCGAGATCAAACGCAAGACGTGGATCAGAGAGCACCGTCGCGGTGACGCGAAACTCGGGGTGGTGTTGAAGGATTACCATCTGACAACGGAGACAAACAATGCAGACTCTGATTGAAATGCTACGCAACCACGACTGGTATTTCGAGTACAGCGACGATCACAAGGTCTGGAAAAGCGGGGTAATCGAGCGAGCGGCGATCAATGCCGAGGCTGAGCGCCTTGGCAGGCCAGAGCTGGTCGAGCAAGCATTCGAGGAATACAAAGCCGGTGACTTAGAATGGTGGCTGGCTGAGCTGGAGGAAATCAATGGATAAGTATTTTCAGACGCTGGACATGGCCGCGTTTCGCATGATGCTCGACGTGAACAGCGACAAAGCCATGAAGCTATACCGCCATGTGCTCAACTCGCAGCATGACGCAGGGCCAGAAGCCGACTACATTATCCGCCTGTGGAAAAAAGAGCGGGGGATCAATGCGCAAAATGACAGTGATCGCAGAGGTGAGCGTCAGAACTCTGCTAGACCTTGACGTACTCGAAGACCTTATCGAAGACGTGATCCTAGAAGCCCTTCACCAAGACGAAGAAGTCGAGGT